TGTTGTTCTGAGGATTGCACAGTGGTTCAATGATGCCCGTGTGCTGTGCGAAAGCAATAACCACGGACATGTCGTGCTCTACAGGATGAGGCACATGGGCTACAAGAACCTCTGGATGTCCCATGACATGAAAGACTGGACTACCACCACCAAGTCAAAACTAGATGCCTATGAAACACTGCGAGAATATATCAGCCAGGGCATGATAATGAAGATGGATGCACAGGTTCTGTCGGAGCTAAGATCGCTCGTTGTAACTAGGGTAACACCAGAAGCACCGAAAGGGATGAACGATGACCTCGCAATGTCAATGGCTCTGGCTTACCGATGCCTGCGGGATATACCAAGAAGGAAACTAACTTTGGCTAGACGCAACCTGATGGATGTGCTAATATCCGAAAAGAGAGCGACCAGGATTAAAGAACAACCTATTCCATGGAAGAAGACCACATGAAGCCACGTACCGTTCAGGCATACTACTCGCAGCATGAAACCTACTGGGACGATAAGCGCGTCGAAATGAGACAGCTCCGTTCTGCATACATGACCAGATACTGGGACAAGGAAGCTAATGCTCCGCAACAGGTGGTCATTGAAACCTCCCGTGGATACGAGTTCATAGAGGGATACATTGCTTCCCTGTTTGCCCGTTCACCTTCCGTTGTTGTGAAAGGGGATGTGAGAGGAAAGGGTGACCCCAAAGTAGTACAGGCTCTGTGCAATAACTTCCTCGATGGTATACGAGCACAGATGGAGGACGCATCAAGACTAGGTCTGATATATCCATGCTCCTTCCTCAAGCTAATACCGAACCGTCACCCAGACCCATTCAAGAGGGTTAGTGTCTGCTCGATTGCACCCTGGGATGTCATTGTCGATACCGACGCAAACTCCTGGAAGGATAGCAAGTACGTGGGACACAGGTACTACCTGACCGTCAAGGAAGCCAGGGAAAAGTATGGCGCAAAGAAATATAGCGGACATCCACTGATAAGGTACCTCGACCGACCCACTGGCGACCAGGGATACAACGACAGGGATGACGAGGACATGTCTCCAGAGTTTCAGTATGTAGAGCTGGTAGAGTTCTATGACCTTATCGAAGATAGAATGTATGTATGGTCACCAGACTTTAGCAATGGAAAAAGATATCTGTATGATGGTGTGGAGATACCAGAAGGCGAAGAAGGGGAGGAAGATGTCAAGTATGACGAGATACCTTTCAAGGATGCCTCTGGAAACCCCGTGTCACCGATCATACCACTGTTCTTTTCAAGACAACCAGACCTTCCGATGAGAGGATACTCAGCCCTCCGTAGGGTCTATGACCAGGTACAGGAGATTAACATCCTGCGTACTTATCAGGCGAGCATGGTACGCAGGGCGGCACGGCAGTGGGTTGTTGAAAGCGGCGTGTTTGATGCCGAAGCCATGTCAAAATTGTCACAAGGTGTCGATGGTGAGTTTATTGAGGTTGAGCTCAGTCAGGGACAACAGTTGGCTGGCTCTATTGTTGCCGTGCCGCATACTCCTGTACCACCGGAACTTGAAAGATATGTGCAGCAGGTGCAAGATGATTTCGAGCGGGGTTCTGTCCTTGCTCCTTTTACTAGGGGAGAAAGTAGCAGGGCTACAGCAACCGAGATTACAGCACTTGCTGCCTACTCCTCTTCGGAGATTGGAAGACTGGCAAGGGAAAGGGACGCAGCTATCGAGAACATTGCCGAAGTGTTTATCTCCATACTCAAGATATATATGGCTAGCGAAGGCGATGTTATCCTGATGGATGGTGTGCCGCAGACCATTAACGAACGCGACCTGAACGGAGACTTTACATTCTATGCAAGCGATACTGGAGCTACACCATTGTCCGAGGCTGTTAAGAAGCAGGAATTCCTTGCAGTAATGCCAACACTGATTGAAATGGGTGTGCCACAGCAGGAAGTGCTTGCACACTTGATCAACATGATGGGACTACCCCAGTCATTCATTACCTCTCTTGAAGGTGCTGTTGCACAAGAACAGCCTATGGCAACTACCCAGGCGCAGCAAGACATTGTAGAAAGCCAGGGAATGCAGGGACAGCCTTCGCCACAAGACATACAACAATTCCTTCCACAGTAGACTATGCCGATATATGACTATTATTGCGAACCTTGTAATCTCGACATACAGATTTTCTGCGAGATTGATGAAAGACATGACCAGACTTGCGATAAATGCAAGGAATTTCTTAACCAGATGGTGTCGGTATTTGCTAATACTCCTGCAAGATGGGGTGACTCTCATGGTTATTTTGATCGTGGTCTTGGTTGCTATGTTGCGAACTCGATGGAGCGAGACAAAATAATGAAGGAAAGGAACCTTCGACCTGTCTCGCAGAACGAACTAGACGACCATCAGTCAGCTGTGGATAATGAACATACGCAGCATAACAAGGATGTTGAAAAGTTCAGTAGTGTACTGAAAGAGACAGGAGATTTTGCTCAAGCTACTAAGCAGACCTTTCCAGACCATCACCCACTGGCTGACCCCGAACCATTTCCACTTGGGTCAGACCTGGGTACAATAGAAACCAAAACCACCAACAAGGATAATACACCATGAGTATACCAACAGACATACTTGCACAGGCTGAAGAGCTAGGTGCAGAACAGGACATGATGCAGGAACAGGCAATGACGCAAATGGCTCCGCAAGGCAAGTTCTCCATGAGAGCATTGAACCAGCTAGTAAAAGAACTGAACGTCGTTCTTGAACTGTTCGGTGAAACATACCCTGAGTTTGCAGAAGACATTACAGTCTTCCCAGAAGAGTTCGTAACGGCACTGAGCATGGTTCAGTCTGCTGCAGAAGACTCCGAGGTTGGTCTTGAGCTAGAGTTTGCAGAGATAAAGGATGATCGCGACCTGGCTATCATTGCTGGTAGACTTAGAAAACTTGGTCAGAGCAAAGAGTTCCAGAAGTTCCTTGCTGATAATAGCCTGACACCAGATGATGAAGTAATGGTGGAGGAGGAGGTTGTCGTTGAAGAGGCTCCTGTTGAAGACATCGAAGCTATGTTTGCAGGGAGAGTATAATGAACGAAGAAACTACAGCGAGCGGTAATGTAGAGGGCGGAGAAGAAGTCAGCTCACAAACTCCAGAGCTGGCAGAAGGGGTTGCTGCCGATGCAGGTGCTCCGCCAGTGCTAGACGAGTATCAACAACGTGTCGAGCAATTGCTTGACCACCACGAAAAGAAGCAGGAAAATGATAGAAAGAATAGCGAACTGGCTCAGGAGGAACAGGATAAGCAGTATGAAGCAGCAACCCTTCAGGAAGGAGAAAGTTGGGACAGTGTATACAACTCAGTACCAGAGAATGTCCAAAGGGCGATGGCATCTTTAAGAGCAGACTACACAAGGAAGACACAGGAACTTGCAAAACAGAGAAGAAGTGTTGAAGACCTGCAGGCAAACCTAACCAACAGCGATGCATTCAAGGCACTACAGCAACAAGCTAGTGCTGCCGCTGCAGAAGGGGAAGAGTTTGACCCGTTTGACCCCAAGTCCTTTGAGTCCTATGTAGACAGAATGGTGGCACAGAAGCTACAGTCTGTACTGCAACCAATGTACGAAGAGCAGCAGAAGACCCAGTCAAGACGCAAGGTTGAAGACTTTATGGATGCTCACCCTGATATAAGAGAGGACGGTCTGCGCCATGAAGTGTATACAACGCTGAAGGAAAATGCCGATATGAACCTAGAGCAGGCGTACTGGATTGTCAAGGGGAAAAGGTCCCAGCAGATGCAACAGCAAGAGGAGCGTAAAGCCCAGCAAAAGCGGGAGTTATCGAGACAGGCTGCTGACAGAATAGGTAATGGAAGGAAAAGCGGATTGACTGCACCATCGGATACGGCGCAAATGTCTGCTGCTGACATATACAATTATTTGCTTGCGCAGAAGAAATAAATATAGTATACAGAAAAAGTGCAGGAGGAACCTTAGGGACACGCCAATC